ACATGGGACTCATGTTGCCGGAACAGTTGCAGGTAAAACATTTGGATGGGCCAAAGGCGCTCACATATATGCTCAAAAGTTAGCTGGTTTAGAAGGTGCGGCAGATCCTAATGTAGGTATCAGTATAGCTCAGGCGTTTGATACAATAAGACTATGGCACAATAATAAAACTAATGGTCGACCAACTGTTGTGAATATGAGTTGGGGATATTACAATACATTTACTATTGCAGACATCACAGACATTACCTATAGAGGCACCTCTGTCGCTTCAACATATAACGGAACAACTCAAGAATGGGATGATTATGGAATTGTTCCTTCGGTAAACGGTGCGGGAACATTATTACAATCGTTGCCTCTAAGAGTTCCTTTCGTTGATGCTGAAATTGAAGAGATGATTGCTGATGGGATTATCATCTGTATCGCTGCAGGAAATTCATATTATAAACTCGATTTGCCTGGCGGAGTAGATTATGATAATTCTATAACATCTTCTTCAGAAGGAACCTCATACTACCATAGAGGATCTAGTCCTTATAGCCCTAATGCATTTATGGTGGGTAATGTTGCATCTGCCTTATCAACTAATTCTTTAGATGAAATGGCATTTAGTAGCGTAAAAGGTCCAGGTGTAAATATCAATGCCCCAGGTACAAATATTATTTCTGCGTTTCCTATAGGATATGACAATCGAGCAGTTGTAGATGGCGGGTACGGAACAGATCCGGATACCTATCACGCAGACGGAAACTATCTTCAACATTCTATTTCCGGAACATCGATGGCGGCACCACAGGTAGCGGGTTTAGCTGCTTGCATTTTAGGAAGTCGTCCGCACTTAACGCCTGCTCAAGTTCAAAAGATTATAATTGGGTACAGTAAATCAACATTGGATGATGCAAACAATCTCGATTTTACTTACAGATATAGTAAGACACTAATAGGCGGGCCTAATAGAATGTTATTTAATCCTTTTAGCAATCCAACACCATTTACTGTATCTGGTTCAGGTTTACAGCCTTTTGATGTTGATATGCAATAGACATAAATATTAGAAATATTTAGGAAGAACGAATGGCAAAAGTAGTTACAGAAAATTTCAGAGTCGAATCCGCAAACGAATTTGTTAAGTCATATAGAACTAACAATGAAGCAGTTGTTCGGTCATTCGAAACTGGATTAACAGATTATAGTGATGAGCTTCCTTTACAGTTCATTCCGGAAGAAGATACAGAGATTGATGGTCAAAGATTAACTGATAAGCAAATCGTCTCTATTACAGAAATTGCTCGAGCAAATATCAATACAATTCTTCCGCAAAACACTTATTATGTTATGGCATCGGCTGTTGATGAAGACGGCGATGTGCTAAACACACAAGCCTCTAAGCGTGAGTTTCAGCGCCGTTGTATTTTCGGCAATAAAATTTCTGAAGCAGATGTTCGCTACATGTTTAGAACAAACAATTGGATCTCAGGTGTTGTTTATTCTGCCTTTGATGATTCAATTGATATGCAGAATGAAAATTTTTATGTCACTGTTCTCGATGGCGATATTGGTGAAGCATCATTTAAAGTATTTAAATGCATTAGAAATAACCAAGGCGGCTTATCTACTGTAAGACCTTCTACATCAAACCTAGACATCTTTTTTGAAACAACACTTGAAGATGGGTATGTATGGAAATATATGTTTGATGTTCCAGCTGCCGAATACTTAGTATTTGCAACATCATCAACGCTGCCTTATGTTCCAGATAATACAGTTATTCAAAATGCAAGAGAAAGAATTTCTAATATTGTTATTGAAAATACCGACTTTGGTATTTTTAAAGATTTCTTAATCGGAAACAGAGAAGAAAATTCTTTGACTCCTACACAAGCAACTATCCTATCAGTTGAGATTGACTCTATTCCAGACAATACATACGCCATTACAATTCAATCAGAAAATGTTGTAAGAAGTTCTAATGGTGCATATAAAAACATGTATATTAGAATTGTTTCTACAGGTGAAATGTTTGAGGTTTTAAACTCAAGAATTCCTTTAGATACTCCAGACGCTGCATTGAATAAAATTCTAACATTCATTGTCAGATCAGATACAAATATTGTAGGTCGAGCAGGTTTAACTATTGACCTTGCTCCTATCATAGAAATTAGTCGTCCGGATGCGGATCCCGATGGTATTAGAGCACTTGCTTATGGAATTCTTGATTGGACAGGAACAGTAAGAAGAGTCGAATTTAAAGAAAAAGGATTTGGGTATAAAGCTGCATCTGCAACACTAAGAGTTCCGGATTCAATTAGCGATAGAGCTGAAAATAATATCTTTAGAGTTATTATGAGTCCTTTGGGTGGGCATGGATATAATCCTGTATTAGAATTGTTCATGTCTAGAGTTGCAATTTCGACAAACTTTTTTAATGATACGCTGAGGTTCACACCTGCATCAAATACATACACAAAAGTTGCATTGATTAAAAATCCAGAATTTGTAAATGGCGTTCCTCCCCTCACATTCGATAACCGTGTGAAATTAACCTTTGAAGCAGATCTTGAAGATCAGTTTCCCGTGGGCTATTATGTCACACAACAATCGGCAGATGGGCAAGTTATTGATGCCTACATACATGAAACTGTTTGGGATCCAGTAGAAGAAAAAACTTTCGTATATCTGTATGATACTATTGGACCTTACAACGCAAAATTCACTCAACAAATAACAGCAAACCCGCAGGCCCAACCTCCGATTGCTGCTTATAGTGGACAAATTACTGTTAAAGCAACGCCGAGTTCTCCAGAGGTGGTTGGAACATTTGTTATAAATAATGTTGAGACAGAAAAATATGTTCCCTACACAGGACAAATTCTACACTTTGTCAACTTCGATCCGATTACAAGAGCGGAAGATCGTAGAGAAAAAATTAAATTAGTTTTCGACTTCTAAGGAAAGCATTCTAGATGGGTATCAGCACGAATTTAAATATATCGCCTTATTTTGACGACTTTGATGGGACAAAACAATATGTAAGAGTATTGTTTAAACCAGCTAGAGGCGTTCAGGCAAGAGAACTCACTCAGATGCAGACAATTCTGCAAAATCAGATTGAGCGATTTGGTAATAACATTTATCAAGAAGGTACTATCATTCAAGGTGTTAACCCATCGGTTAGGGATAACATTAACTTTATTAAAGTTAACGACCAGATTGAATTTGATGACCTTACTATCTACAACCCAACTAGTGAACAAAAATTTTATCTCCGTGGTCGTTCATCTGGTTTGTATGCTGAGATTATTGCATCAGCAAATGGTTTCCAAACTCGAGAACCAGATCTTAAAACATTCTTTGTTAGATACCTAATTTCTGCACAACCTAATATTAACAACCCAGAAGTAAAACAGTTTATTCAAGGCGAGTTGTTGACTATTGAGGATGATGCACAAAACGAAATTATCACAATTACTGCATCCTCTACTGATGGACATGCAGGATTTTCATATGCAGTTGATGTAACTGAAGGTATCATTTATCAGCGTGGACATTTCAATTATGTTGCACCTCAATTAATTATTGCTTCTAAGTATGACAACAATCCAGATAATTTATCAGTTGGATTTGATATTACAGAAACATTAGTCGATACAGCAATTGATGTTACATTGCTCGATAACGCACAAGGGTTTAATAACTTTAATGCGCCTGGTGCAGATAGATTACAATTAACACCTGTTCTTGTCGCTTATCCCACAGACGATAGACCCATTAACTTCTTTACATTAGTTCGTCTTGAGCGTGGTCGTGCAATCTATATTCGCAATCAGACAGAATTTAATTCTATTGATAGAGAACTTGCAACAAGAACATTCGACCAATCGGGTTCATTTGTTGTTGAAGGGTTAACTGTTACTACTGACCAAGATGCAGATGGAACTGTTAATGCACTTATTGGTCCGGGTAAAGCATACGCTTTCGGATATGAAATCAACAACCTTGCTAATCGCAGATTACCTTTAGAAGGATCTACCCTTCAAGGAGAAAGATCGCTACAGAGTACAGGTGTCATTTATGGCTCATATCTAGAATTTGATATGGCTGACTTTGATGGATCTACTCCAGCAATTTTAGAAGAACATAATTTTACAGATAGATATGTATTATACGGTGAAGGTCCAGATCCTGTTGGCTCGCCTTTAACACCGGGTCCTAGAGTCGGTTCATGTTTTATTCGCAATGTTGAACCAGGCCCATTAAATGGTAGAGGTAAAATTTATGTCTATGCTGTTACAAAAGATGCACCTTACGAAACAGCAAGAATTGGATTTATCGGAAACACACCCGTATTAAACGGACAAATTTTAAAAGCGAATGATTCCATTGCTATCTTTGATACAGGTAGATCTGGAATGATTTCTGCAGAGCAAATTACTTTAACAAGAAAATTCAGACAAACAATTGGCACAGGTGGCTTTACAGTCAATGCGAATACTGCACAATTAACTATTCCTGCAGTACAAAATGGTGACCAAATTATTACACCAGTCCCAGGTGGCATCTTCGGCGTTTCTGGTTCAAATACTATTATTAGAGCTTTAGATGTTTCTCCGCAATACAATCAAGGTTCAGACCCCACTTCAGGTGTTGCACAACTTGTAGTCACATTTGATTCAAGAAACAATATTCATACTAATATGGATTTTGTGTATTATGATGCAACCGTAAATAATATTGCTCAAGATACATTACAACAAGTTTCAATTTGGGTTAATTCAACATTTGTTGTAAGTGAAAACAGAGCAAACTTAGGTATTCCTAATGTTGTAAAAATTAATAGTATTGTTAACGAAGATACTGGTGTTGATATTACATCTAAGTTCCGTCTCGTTAATAATCAAAAAGACGGGTATTACGGACTATCATTCTTACAAGTTAAAGCTGGTGAAATTGTTAATGAAGAAGGCTCTAATTCAGTCAGCTTAAAAATTAACATGGTTGCCTTGAAGCGTTCATTCAATGGGCTATCAGGTGTACTAACTTCAAACAGTTATACAGGTGTTGATTATAATCTGATTAGACCGTTTACTGCAAAGAATGGTCAAACATATGATATTATTAACTGTTATGACTTTAGACCTTATGCAAGACCTGCTGTATCGTATACCACATCATCTTCCAATCCAGTTGATGTTCCTACGGATCTAAGCGGATTTTCAGTTCAAGCGCCTATTCCTTTATCAAACAACTCGGCAATCACATCTAACCTAAAATATTATTTGCCTAGATATGATAAAGTTGCTATTGACAACAAAGGTGATTTTACTATTGTTAAAGGTCAGCCTTCTGACAATCCTAGTAAAGTAACTAATAGATCATTCTTTGGTTTAGCGGACATATATATCCCAGGTAAAGATTTATCTACAAAAGGTGCAAATGCTGTTAAAGCAACAGTTAACACCGTTAGAAATTATACCATGGAAGATATTCGTAATATCGAAAGACGAATTGACACCGCTATTGATATTCTTGCCTTATCACTATTAGAGCAAAATACAAAAGATTTGTTTATTACAGATGCTGATGGCAATAATAGATTTAAGAATGGTATTATCGTTGACCAATTTAAAGATTTAAGAATCGCAGATATTCTTGATGAAGAATTCCGTGCTTCAATCGAAAGAGGTGCAACTGTATTAACACCTTTAGTTAGACAGTTCCCAGTAGATTTAATATTGGATCCTAGAGGCAGCACAAATATCACTTCATTCGATGATGTTACTACGATAGGTACCGAAGGTGCTATTACATTAGTCGAGCAAGAATATTCAACAAGTTTCAGAAACTTGGTATCTAACTATTATGAATATATCGGTCAAGTATCATTGTTCCCAGAATTCGATGCAGAATATGATGTAACCGAAGATCCTGCAGTTACCCTGGACATTGACCTTGCAACACCATTGCTTGATTTGGTTGAAGGTATTCAACGATTTGTTCCTCTTACAAATACAACAAGAACAAATACACAGCAAGTTGGAGCAACATATGCATCAGGCGGTTTCCGTGTCACGCCTATGCTTGATACATTCAGAACAGATTTCTTGAATAGCGAAGCATTTACAATTAATCAAGATCTCGGAACCTTTATTACTGACTTCTCAATCACTCCTTATATGACTGCTAGAAATATTCAAATTGCAGTTTATGGGTTGAGACCTAATACAAGACATTGGTTCTATTTTGATGAAAGATCAATTGATGAGCATGTATTCCCGGGTGGAATTCCGGACGACTTAGAGAGATCCTTAAAGCCGACTGATGTATTCAGAGCCGGTGCAAAGGGTGCTGAAGTTAAAACAGATGAATATGGTAGATTGTTTGCTGTGTTCGCATTACCTCCAGCAACATTCTATGTTGGAGAAGCAACAATTACTATTGCTGATGCGGATCAATGGAATTCTATTGAATCTGCCTCAACCTCGACTGCTAAAGCAGTATATCGTGCATATTCATTTGCTGTTAATAAACAAGGTCTTTCTTCATCAATTCGTTCAACTGATTTCTTTGTTGATGATTTTACATGGACAAGAAACAGAAATATCAGAACACGAATCCACCATGACCCGCTTGCACAAACATTCTATGTAACGAATGGTCAAGATGAAGAATCATCTTTTGTATTCGTACCGCAAGTTGATGTTTATTTCAAGAGCAAGTCAAAACCATCTATTAGAAATGGTGTGACTGTTCAAATAAGACAAACAGAAAATGGATATCCCTCTGCTAAAGTAATGCCTTTCGGTACCAAGCATATAGATTGGGAACAGGTAACTACATCTGATGATGCATCAGCGGTAACTCCTATAGTATTCGATAATCCTGTTAGATTAACTGTTGGCGAAGAATATTGTATCGTTCTGGAACCAGATGGTAACGATCCAGATTACTTTGCATTTACAGCAGTTGCCGGACAAAGAGAATTGCAGAATGACGACTTTACAGTCACAACTGACTGGGGTGAAGGCATGTTGTTCTCGTCAACAAACAACTCGGCTTGGAAACCATGGGATAACGAAGACCTTAAGTTTAAAATCTATAAGCAAGTTTTCTCTACCGGAGAGTCCTATGTTGATTTGATTCCTAATAAAATGGAATTCCTTAAGGTTTCTAATCCAACCAAAAACTTCATTAATGACGAATACGCTTATGTATTCCAAGATGATGTTTACTCAGCAACACTTAACGAAAATCGTCACTTAACAGTTGCGGCAGGTGCTACCTTCTCAATTGTTGTGGGTGACATTATTCATGTGAACCAAGCTAATTTAGGGCAGTTCGCTGTAGGTAGAGTTAAGAGCTTAGAAGAAAATAATGGATTGTGGGACATTCAATTGTTTGAACCGCCTCCACTAACAGTCGGGCAGTGTACTATTACGCTTTGTATTGGCGGTAAAGTATCTTACTGGGATCCGAGAGACGCTAACAGATTGCACTTGAAGGAATCTTCTACTCGTGGAAATGAGCCTGAAGAAGTTCCAATTTTGATTTACAAGTTAGACGGAACAGAAGTTATTCGTGGTGCAGATTCAGGCGCATTTGCAACTATCGATGTTGATGGTATTTTTGATGCACCTATTTCTTACTTCCAGCCGTTCATTATGCAAACCAATACTATCAGAACTAGAACAGAAATGCAACTGTTTAAGGATGAGGCAGAATATGCTGACAATTTCCAAATAACAGGGCAAGGAATTCCGTTCTATTCTAACGCATATATGACAGCAGAAGAAAGGTTTATTCCTTCGAATCAAAGTCTAATTCTTTCGACAGGTCAATCTTCACCTCCGGATAGATTTAGAATTAGATTGAATATGTCAAACAACGATTACAGACTGGTATCTCCAACCATTGATGATACTTTATCTCTTATTCAATGTTATGAATATGATATTGGAGAGTCTGAAAATAATTCTTCGAAGTATGTTTCGAAAGAAGTTGTCTTGCAATCGGATATGTATGCACAAGGACTTAAAGTTATTCTTGCGGCCTATAGACCTGCAGGAACAATGATTGATGTTTACTCTAGATTTGTGTATCCTACAAATATTGAACAATATTCAGATTGGGTTAAACTTGAAAACAATTCTCC